CAAACGAGACTAAATTTTATTAGGATATTAAAAAACAATTAATTAATTTTACAAGCAGTTTCATAATTAATATTTTTTGGTTAGTGGGAAGAAAGCACCTCTTTTTTAAGGGGTGTTTTTTTTTGTTTAATATTTTTTGTATCTTTGGGGCATGGCTAGACCAAGTGAATATAACTTCGATATGTGTGTTGAAATTTGCTCAGAGGTAGCAAATGGCTTCAATATCAAAACAGTCCTTAAAAGCAAGGACGAATACCCTACGTTTCAAACTTTTTGCAACTGGAAAAGGGCAAATCAAGAATTGTTTGACCTGTATGTAAAGACTATGCAGGACAAGGCAGAGTCAGAAATGGAGGAAATAGATCACGTTTATGATATGCTTAAGGCTGGAGTAATTGAACCAAGCGCAGCAAATGTTTTGATTCAAACTAAGAAGTGGACGGCATCAAAATACTACCCTAAAATGTTTGGAGATAAAACAGATATTACAAGCGGAGGGGAGAAGATACAGAATGCTAGTCCTTCGGCTATAAATGTGCGTATTATCGAAAATAATGACGACGAAGAGTAATGAAATAGATTTCTTAGCCACTAAAGTTTTTCGTGACATTTGGAATGCTTCTCAATCAGGAAGCTATAAGCTTATTTGCGAGGAAGGAAGTTCTAGAAGCTCAAAGACTTGGAGTAATTTCCAAGTTTTGTTTTTGGATTTGTTTGAAAATCCAATGACTACCTGCACTATTTTAAGAGATACCCAAAAATCATGTAGGGAAATTGTTGAAGTTGACTGGGTAAAATGGTTGTCTGACCCAATGGGCAGAAAAAAACAATTAGAAAAAAAAGAAATAACTGTTCAGCAATTTGATGAGCTTATAAAAAAAGAAAATCTTACAAAATATTTTTTGCGCAATAAAACAAATCACACTTGGACTTTTTTGCACAATAATTCGTTTATTCGCTTTACAGGACTAGACGACGAAGACGACGCAATGGGAATGACCCAAGATATTTGCTGGATTAACGAGCCTTACAAATTCTCTCACGAAGTTTATAAACAACTTTCACAACGTACAAGCAAGTATATTTTATTTGACTGGAATCCAAAACAATCACATTGGGTAAATGAAGAAAAAAGAAAAGACAACACTATTACCTTGTTTTCCACATTTGAGGACAACCCTTTTTGTCCTTTGGAATCTAAAATACAAATACAGTCGTATCAGCCCTTATCGCACTGTAGCACTATTTTGTCTGGATTGATTGATGAACATTACAACATTGAAGTCAATGAAAAAGATTTAAGCAAAAAGCAGATAAACGAGATAAAAAGGTGTCGATATAATGAGTCGGTAGGTAGCGCAAGCTTGTATCATTGGTTGGTTTTCGGTAGAGGCGAAAAAAGCGAAAAACCAAATAGAATTTTTAAAGGCTGGAAAACCTTAACAAATGCCGATTTTGAAAAACTGCCATACCAGTCTTATTATGGCTTAGATTTCGGACTATCTGCACCGACTTCTTTGGTTGAAATGAAATTTGACGGAGACGAAAACTATTTCTTCAAAGAACGATTATACAAGCCACTAAACGACATAAAAGGCAGTCTATCGGATGAATTTGAAAAGATGGGAATACCAAAGCATATTCAAATAATTTGCGATAGTGGAAACGAATTAAACAAAGAGGAATCAAGAAAACTTAAGAACTCAGGTTATAATGTTATCCAAGCAAAAAAGGGTAGTGGGTCTATTTCCGCAGGAATTGAAACAATGCAGAAAAGCAAAATACACTATACTAAAGAGTCGGTTAATATTGAAAATGAGTATGAAAATTATAGTTGGAAAGTTTGGCAGGGTATCCAAATGGACGTGCCAGAAGAGAATGGAGATGACCACTCACTCGATGCAATGAAGTATGTAATTTCTTGGTTTGTAAAAGTTTTTAGATTAAGTTAATATTTTTTATTATATTTGCCTTATTAACAATGTTGTGAAACATCGTATTTATGGGATTATTAGACTTTTGGAAGAATAGAAAAGTATATGTCGAGCGTGACCGCAATGGCAATTTTACCTATTCTTTTTTAGACCAAGATGGATTTAAAAACTCAGAGAAGTACTTAGATATTTCTTTGACTAATCCTGTAATAATCGCAATTATTGCACTTCGCTCTAAGATTTTCTCACAAATGAAAATCACACATTTAAATTCTGTTGGTAAACCAATCGAAAACAGTCCGATACTACAACTATTCAAACAACCTAATTACTTTCAATCCCAAGAAGATTTTTTATTTCAGTTAATGTGGTTTATGTCAGCCGTTGGCACCAACATTACATACAAGGTTCAAGGCTCGCAATCAATAAATTCAATCTACAACTTAGTCCCTAGTGAAATCGATTTGAACGATACTCACAAGGTTAAGTCATTTCTGTACACGAAATCAGAACAGAAAGCGTACGAAGATCAAATTATAAAGTATAAGCTAGATAATCAAGAGTATAAGCTAAAAATTAAAGACCTTACTTTTGTTTTTGATTTAGCTAATGGCTTGTGCAAGAACTCGTTTACATCAGCACCAAGCCGCCTAAAGGGTATTTCCAAAACCATCGAGAACATCGAAGAAAATTTGTTTTCTAAGAATGTAAATCTTAAAATGACTCAAAAGTATTTAATGGCTTCTCAGGGTGATGGAAACGAGGCACAGATACAAGATAGCGACAGACAAGACATATTCTCGAAGATATCCAAAAAATCATTACTTATAACCAATGCTAATATCAAGGCGCAGCACTTGGTTAGTGACATGAAGCGGTTATATTTAGATGAGCAATTTAGTAATGATGCTTTGACTTGTTTAAATGCTTTTGAAATGTCTAAGGATGTGTTGAACTATTTTAGCAATGGCTCTAGTACTTACGAAAATAAAGAAAAAGCGATGTTAGACTATGTTCAAAATTCCATACAATCTGATGCAAATAACGTGATGAATAGCTTTGCCAGCTCATTTGGGTTAATCAATAAAGGAGAAAGATTAGTGGCTTCTTACAATCATTTGCCAGTTATGCAGCTAGTGATGAAGGCTAAAATTGACACACTAAAAGCATTTCAGGAAACATTAATTTATGAAACACCCGAAGAACAAAGAAGATTAAGTAATGATTTTAAAATAGTTTTAGGGTTATGAAAGAAGTAAAGAAGCCGCAACTTACACAAGCGCAAATTGATAAGTTGAAAGCGGACAAAGAAAAACAATTACAAAACCTTATAAAAAAATGATTGTAGTTAAAGAATTCCCAGAAAGAACTTTTGCAAATAAAGAAGAGTTATTCTCAGCGTTAAGAGAGAATAAATCAACGCTTATTGCTCAAAAGAAAATGATTACAAAAGAATCTGATTCTTTGATCCATTATGTTGAGGTTGAAGAAAAGTCACAAGAAGCAAACAAAGCAGACATTTATCAAGAGATTGACGTTTCTAAAATAAAAGCTAAATTAGTGATTAATACCACTAAATTAATGGATAGTCATTCAGACGTACATTTAAACGGAATTTGGAATAAATCATCTAAAGAGCAAAAAAATCTGATGCTTTTGCAAGAGCATCAAATGAAATTCAATTCTATAATTTCAAGTGAAGTAAAAGCAAGTGTTAAAAAAATGTCTTGGAAATCTTTAGGCTTTGATTTTGAAGGAGAAACAGAAGCTTTAATTTTTGATACCGAAATATCTAAAGAAAGAAATCCTTTTATGTTTGAGCAGTACACAAAAGGATATGTTAAAGAGCATTCTGTAGGAATGAGGTATGTTAAATTAGAATTGGCTATTAATTCTGAATCAAAATATGACCAAGAAGAAAAAGAAGTGTGGGATAAATACATAAATGAAATAGTAAACAAAGAAGTAGCAGAAGCACAGGGTTATTTTTGGGCGGTTACCGAAGCTAAAATAGTGGAAGGTTCAGCCGTTGTAAAAGGTTCTAATTTTGCTACTCCAACAATATCAATCGAAGCCGTTAAAGAAGACACTTCGATAGAAACAAAAGAAGAGCCGACAATAGAAGTCACTCAAAGAATGCTAAAAGAGTTATTAAATAAATTCAATTAAAAAAAAACAATGGAAGAAATTATTAAAGATTTAGGTCATAAAATTGACGCAATGAAAAACGAAGCCGTTTCTAAAGCAGAACTTATTGAAGTGCTTTCAAAAGTAAAAGCATTAGAAACACAAGGAGAAGACGTATCTCAAATGAAATCAGATATGGAGCAAGTAACATTGAGAGTTTTAGGTCTTGAAACAAAAGGAGAAACCGACAACGTTCCTGAATCTCTAGGCACTTTGCTTAAAGAGAAAAGCGAAGAGTTAAAATCAATGAAAGAGAAGTCTGGCGCATCTGTTCAGATTACTCTAAAAGCTGCTGGAACAATGGCTTTGACTACAAACACAACAGGTCAAATACCACAAGCAGAAAGAGAGCAAGGTATTACAAGAGTTGTAAGGCGTAACCCGTTTATCTTGGAGTTGGTAAATGTTGGTACTATTATGTCAAACGTTTGGGAATGGGTTGAACAAAAAAATCCCGATGGCGGTGCTGGAATGACTGCAGAGGCTGCTTTAAAATCACAAGCTGACTTTGATTTAGTAGTTGCTTCTGCTAACGTTAAAAAAGTAACTGCTTACATCAAAGTCACTAAAGAAATGTTGGACGACGTAGCGTTAATGCGTTCAGAAATCGACCAAGAATTAACCGAGTTAATCAACTTGAAAATTGATGAGCAATTATTGAACGGAACAGGATTAACGGTCAACTTAGTAGGAATCAACACTAATGCTACTTCTTGGGCTGCTGGAGCATTTGCTTTAGCTATTCCAACTCCAAACGTATTTGATGTACTTAGAACAGCGGTAAATCAAGTTCGTGTTAACTTGTTTGAGCCTAACTATATCGTTATGCATCCAACAGATGTTACAAAGATGGATTTAGCCAAAGGTTCAGACGGTCACTATGTGTTACCTCCTTTCGCTTCAAACGATGGAACTCAAGTAAGCGGCATTCGTGTAGTTGCTAACACAGGAGTAACAATTGATAATTTTTTAGTTGGCGACTTCTCTAAAGCAGGAGTTCGCTTCAAAGAAGGATTGACTATTAATGTAGGTTACGAGAATGATGACTTTACTAAAAACTTGGTAACTATCTTGGCTGAGGCTAGATTGGTGCAAAGAGTAAAATCAAATCATTACGCAGCATTTGTGAAAGGCGTTATTTCAACTTCTATTACTGCTTTAACCAAACCATAATTAAATGGAAGTTAGACTATTAAAAGATTGGGCGGGTTATAAAAAATCCGCCTTAATCCAAATAGAAGATAAAGACGTTTTAACAAAAGGATTTGAAATAAAACTTTTTGAAGAGGTAAAAGAAAAAACTAAAAAAAATGCAAATAGTAAGTAAATCATATTTCAATAAGCAAAATTATCTATATATACCATTAGCGGTATCAAATCCTTCTAGCGTACCAAACAACGCCACGGAGATAGATTTTCTTTGCGAAAAATTGGAACGTGAAATATTACTAAATGCACTTGGTTTAAGTCTTTACAACGAGATCAAAACAATTACAGACATTGACACAGCAGACGTGAAGTTTAAGAAACTGATACAAGGCGACGAATACGATGGTAAGATATGGTTAGGATTAGACAATGATGATTCATTGATAGCAAACTACATTTATCAAGAATTCGTTACTCAAACAGACATTAGACTTTCCGCAACTGGGGCGAAAAAAGTAAATCCTGAAAACGCAACGACTCAAACACCTCGTTATTTAATAGCGGCTGCTCATCAGAATTTCATCAAACAATACCAAAGCGAGTATTTAATTGAGCCTATCATAATCGACAACTTTACAGATTGGTATGGTCGTGATTGTATCGAAAAAAGCTTGTACGGCTATCTTATGGATAAGCAAGCCGATTTTCCAAATTGGAAGCCTGAGTATTTTAAAATTTACGAAACTAAAAACAGCTTTGGGATATGATAGTTTTCGAGGAAAAAATGCGAGAATTAATAAGCTTAATGCCTGATTGGAACGGCACCCATCCTATTCGTTATGATTGGGGTACGGTTGACGTTTTAAACAAATTCTTGCTGCTTCCAGAGAGTGTATCCAAATATCCGTTGATTTGGCTAGTAACCGACAGTACTAAGCGTGATTTACTAAAGTCTAAAGTTTCGAGAACCACAAGGCTTGTAATAGCTACAATGTCAAATGATGTAGATGGCTTTAATTTCCAACAATATCAAACCGATTACAAGGATATTCTTCTGCCTACTTACGAGAATTTAATAAAATTACTTAATAGCAGTGGTGTTTCCAAAATAGTTGGTAGTTCTATTGTGGAGGAAATGAAACCAAATTACAGCGTAAACGACAACGGCAAAGGCTTGATAGTTGTATGGAATGCCCTAGTAATTGATTTGGATATTGAGCTTACAGAAGGGTGTATTAATCAAGTAAAATTCACAATATGAGTGAAAAAAAGAAAAAAGAACAGACTTTTAAAGTCGTTAAAAAAATAACGATCGACAAAGTTTACTTAGCAGGGCAAGATGTCATGCTATCGGACGAAAAAACAATTAAAAATTTAAAAAACTTAAATTACATAAAATGACATTACAGGAACAAATCAACTCAATTAACTGCTCTGGAAGCGGTGTAAAAGGTACTGGTTTAGCGGGTTGCAGAATAGATATGAAGCTCATCAGGGCTTGTGGATTGCTCCAAAAAGGATACGTTTTAACCGAGCTTATTGATAAAGAATACTTAGAAAGCCTTATTAAAAATGGTGTTCTTATTATGCTCCAAGGCGTGGTTACATTCGAAGATGCCACAGCAGATGACAATATCATCACAAGAGCAGGCACAGGGATCAAAGTTGTTGCTGGGAAAAATCCTTACGAAAAAGTAATGACATTTGACAACGGCATCAATTTTCACACGGCATTGAAAACGCTATCTGGTTACGAAGATTACGATATTGTATTTTGGGATATTGATAATACTATGTGGATGACTCAAACAAAATCAGGACAGCCAAAAGGTTTTACCCTTGGTATGTTTGAAAACGGAAAATACACAAATGCTAATGGTGTAGATTCAGCGAGTCAAAGTGTTATGTTTCAAATGATCGAGCGTTATGAGTTTGACGATTTAATTACATGGGTAACCAATGATAACTTAGACTTCTACTACACCGAATTAAAAGGCGTTAACGAAACTATTGTAACGGTGTCACCAATAGCTCCAGCAGCTACAACGATTAGCGCATCGGTTTATTTGCTAGACAAAACGCATCCAGTAGAGGGCTTGCTTGTGGCTGATTTTGCGGTCACAAAAGACGGTGTAGCTATTATTCCAAGTGCGGTAACGTATAGCGCAACTACTAAGAAGTATTCCTTAACCGTTCCTGCAACCGTTGCAGCTCAGGTTTATACGGTTTCTTTGAAAAACACCGTTAAAACATTGGCGGGAGTGTTTTATAAATCAAATACAGATAGTGTAGTTGTAGCGTAATTATTAAAGGATTTAGTTATTAAAAGCCGTTGCATTAAGTAGCGGCTTTTTTTGTATATTTGACACATGGTAACTATTCGTGACTACATGGACAAATGTGATTTGGTCATTAACAACTTGGTTAATGAGCAAAAAAAAGTTGTCATGCGTAATAAGCAGAAAATAATCACACTAAATAAGATGCAGTTTATTGATGGCTTCGGGAGTGACGATCGAGTTTTAAAAAATCAAAATCCCGTTTTTTCTGGTAAATACAGGACAGGAGACAAGCGAGGTCAAAAGTATGATTTCTTTGAGACAGGCGTTTTTTACCGTGGTTTAAATATTAAATTTGAAGGAAATGATAGCTTTGATATTTTTTCCACAGGTATAGATACTACGCCTGATAAATACGACTTCTTTAAAGGGTATTTTAACCTTTTTGGACTAGATACAGAAAGCAGAAGAATTTTAAACTACGAAATAATCAAGCCTGAATTAATGACTTACATAAAAAAATATTTATGATTTTTCAAAAAATAAAATATTACGATAACATTGAAATACTGCCGCTTTACAACTTCGACAAATATCGAAGCACAAAGGATTTAAACTGGTTTATTGTTGGATATGATGGTAGGCAAAAAAAACTAAACAACGAAAGATTAAAAGAAATAGAAACGTCCATTATCGACCAATATTTTAAAGAAATTGATGATGCTACTTTTTTATCAAGACTAAAAAAGTGGGGAGAGATTGATATTTTAAAATCAAAATATGTAGTGGTTAAGTCTTTGGTTTCAACTATGTTGGCTTTAATATCATCTAACAATGAAGATATGGAGTTAAGATTGAATCTTATAAAATCATTAAAAAAACACGGCTATTCTATGCCAGAAATAAACACTATTGAAGGCGATATAGAGAGTTTAATGATTATTGATTCTGGAGTTGAGGGTATAAAGACTCAGATACATTTGATTGAAAAAGAGCTTGTGATTGCTGAGAAAAAAAAAGCTTCACTACATAGCCAACTTAGGCTGCTTGAAATAGGCTTAGGATATAATTATAGATTAAACGAAAAGCAAATTACCGTGTCGGAGTGGATAGCTGAATGTAAACTACTAGAAGAAAATAACGCACAAAACAACAACGTTAAAAAATAAACGATGAGTAATACTGTTGATATTATATTTGCTCAAGAAGCCATTGCTTCCATAAAAAAAACAAAGGACGAATTAGCCTTGGTTGCTGCCGAAATTCTTAAGATTTCACAAAATGTGACGACGCTGAATAATAATTTTAGGAACTTGCATGTACCAAGTGATTTGACGGCTCTTAATGCTGCTAACGCTCAGTTAACAGCACAAATGCAAGCGCAAGCTGCTGCTTTGGCTGCTTTGCAAAATCAGTACAATCAACTATCGCAGAGTAGAAATAGGAACAATAGCCAATCGGTAGAAGAAGCGGTAAATCAAAGATTGCTAAATAGAAATGCACGAGAGGCAGCCACAATGACCTCGGCTTTAGCTGGGGCTTATGGCAGGCTAAACGCAGAGCATCAAAGGGCTTCGAGAAACTTACAAGATTTAATAGTAAGAGGAAGGCTTTCGACTCAAACTCAAAGAGAGTATAACCGTGAACTGCAAAATGCTAGAAGGGATTTTGAGCAACTTGATAGAAGAGTAAGGGCTGCTGATTCAGCAGTAGGCAGGTTTAATCGAAACGTAGGTAATTACCCTATAAATGCCGCAAAAGGAATAAAAGAATTAATCCAAGCCTTTGGGATTACAGGCGGTGTCGCTGGCGTTATTGCGCTAGGAAAAGGCTTGTTTGAAACGACTAAAGAGCTGATGTCTTTAGATGGGGCAATGAAGCTCGTTACCAAAACAAGTGATAATTTTTCAAATCAACAAGTTTTTTTGAAAAGAATATCAGAGGCTCATGGCGTGGAAATATCGGCTTTAACAAAGCAATTTACCCAATTTTATGTTTCGGCTAGCGATAAAATTTCAGCCACCGAAATCCAAAATATATTTGAAAGCGTCGCTAAATCATCAGCGAAAATGGGTTTGTCTGTTGAAAGTCAGGATAGAGCATTCTTAGCCCTCAACCAAATGATGTCGAAAGGCTCTGTAACTGCGGAGGAACTAAGAGGGCAATTAGGCGAAGCTTTGCCAGGTGCTTTTGGTATTATGGCACGAGCCATGGGAGTTACTGAAAAACAATTAGGCAAAATGATGAAGGATGGTAAAGTGATAGCCTCCGAGGTGTTACCTTTGTTCGCTAAAGAGCTAGAAAAAACTTATGGCGTTGAGAATGTTAAAAGAGTAGATAATTTATCCTCTGCTCAAACTAGATTTTCTAATGCTTGGAAAAACTTTGTAAGAAGCCTTGATTCGGATGGGAATAAACTAAGCAAATTCTTTTCAAAAATACTAAACATCACTAGCGATTTGATAAAAGGAGTCGAAGTTATGTCTCAATCTTCGGAAGAAAAAAGACTTAATATTTTAAAAGGGTTGCGTGACAAGGGCTATTCTGAAACATTAGAATATTATAAAAACAACAAGGAAGCGACCGAGGAGGATATGAGACTTCATAGGCAATATAATATCCAGAAAGTAGATGAGTTTAATAAAGAAAAGAAACTCATAATAGGAAGAATAAACATGTTCAAGAGCGTGTATGGGGATAGAGGATTTATAAAGGCAATTAAAGGGGGTGAGGTTGAAGATAACAGAGCCAAGGCAGAGGCAAAAAACAGAGAAGACATTGAAAGGCTACAAAAAATAAACATGCTGTCTAAAAAGTATGCGGGTGAGGTTAGCGCATTAAATCAACTTCTTCAAGAGCCTCCCAAAGTAGATAATTCAGAAGAGTTATCAAAGGATCAAGAAAAAGCATTAGAGGAGCGTTTGAAAAGCATTTATGAGTATAACAAGGCGGTTTTAGAACTAGAAATAGCGAAAAACACAGCTCTAGTGAACAATGAAGATTCTTACTACACTGATAGATTAACGGCTTTAGATAAATTATTGGTGAGTCAATCAAAACTGACTAAATTAAGCTTTGATGAAGAAATAAGATTGGCTAAAGAAAATGATTTAAAGAAAAAAACAGCTTTAGAAAAATTCAATAAAGATGCTTTTTTAATCAGGGAGGAGTATTTAAAAAAACAAGCAGATTTAGAAAAGTTAGATTTAAATCAAATAACAACATTCGCAAAAGGCAAAGATTCTGATCCTTTGAAAGATTTAGCCGAAAGCGGAAAAGAAGCCACAAAAGAGCTTGAAAATACAGCGGAAGCAGTTGAAAAAGCTAGAAAACAACTTTTAGAGCTAAAGAAAACGACAGATGAATGGCTTGGATCATTTAGTAAGGATTTCTTAGATAGTAGTGGATTTGGCACTCTTTCCGATTATTTGGATGGTACTTTTGCCAAATTAATAGCGGGTGCGGAAACTGTAGAGGAAAAATTTGCTGTAACTTTTAATTCAATTGCTGAAACCGCACAAGAAGCATTCAACTTTATTTCCAACGCTTCGCAAGCAAATTTTGACGCTGAATATTCTAGGCTTGAAAGTCAAAAAGAGAACGCCCTTAAATTTGCTGGCGAAGGTACGGCAGCAAGAAAAAAAATAGAAGATGACTATGAGAAAAAGAAAAAAGAAGTAGCGAACAGAGAAAATAAAGCAAAGCAAAAACAAGCGATATTCAATATCGCCATAGATACAGCTCAGGCTGTTGTTGCTTCATTTATCAAAGACCCAACAGGAATAACGGCTGCGATAATTGCAGCTTTAGGAGCTGCACAAATAGGGGTAGTTGCTGCTCAAAAAATACCGCAATATTTTGACGGAGGTATTCATGGAGGAGGTTTGGCGATGATTAACGACTCTGGGGACTCTAATTATGTTGAAACCGTTGTTACGCCTGATGGTAAGATGAAGCAGTTTAAAGGTCGCGATGTAGTGGTAGACCTGCCAAAAGGTACTGAGATACGCACCCCTGAACAGCAGTATCAAAAAGAACTTGAACACATGATTAATAGCCGTGGTGTAATGTTGAACAATCAAGTTAGCCAAGGAATGACCGAGGATCAACTAGACAGAGTAATGTCGAAGCATTTTAGTAAGATACAAGTAAGTAAAACAGTTTACGACAAAAAAGGGTTTAGCTCTTACGTAGAATATCAGGGTAACAAAACAATAAGAAACGCTAACCGTGCATCTGGCACAGGATTTAATGTATAAACTATGAGATTCTTTTTAAACTTTTTATCAGATAATTACGGACGAATATTAATTGACGATCCGATAGGATTTGCCGATGTTGATTTTAACATTAAACAACGCTCTGGAGGCATGGCTCGTGATGTGGCTCTGAATGGAGATAAGATTGATTTTGAGTTTACCTACATGCGAAATCATGAGATAAAGCAATTGTTGTATTATCTTAATCGTTTTGGTTTTGAGGCAAAATGCAACCTTGAAATAGAAATAGATGCAAACAATACTTACATTTGCGAGCTTGATTTTGCGACTGCTAAAACCGACGACTATCAAAGCATTAAACTCAAAGGGCTTCCATTGTCTGATTATCAGATTTTAAAAAGAAGAAAATCGGTAAAGGTTGATTTGTTCAGTGATAAAAATGCGGATGGAGACTACATTCCTCCGTTGGTGCCTGATAATATATTAATGTTAGCCACTCCTTTAGTTCAAAAATCAAAATGGGAGCAAACCACGGATTATAACGAAAATTTAGACGCTAAAGGCAGCGACAACCCAACAGGCGATGATTGTACGAACTGGTACTTCGTGAACCCGTGCCAGTCCTTGGTAGAACAAGGAGTAGAAGATAGTTCTTCTTTTTTTGTTGCAAGTGAAAAAACGCAAAATCGAAATAATCCAGCGACAATTTCTCAATTTTATATAGTTAAAGCAAAAGACAATCTTAAAAATATAAACATCAATATAAAAGGGCTAGATTTGAAGCTAACAACCGACACGGACAACGGAGGTAGCGGATATGTGTTTATGTCGCTATTGGTTAAATATGGTGTAGATTTGGCTACAGCCACGGAAATAAACTTACTTAATGCGTATGTAGAAGAGAATAGGTCATTTTCTCATGCTGGAGATTTTGTAGCAACTATTCCAGAGATTAAGCGTGACGATAGTGTTTGGGTGTTCTTTCAATTTAAGGTGCGACAATCAAAGACAAATGTTGTTGGGGATCCTCGTTTCGAATGCTTCACGGAAATAAAAAGTGGCTTAACAATAGAAGCTACAGCAGAAAGCACTTCTTACAACTCAATATGCCCATCTTTCGGGCTTTACGATGTATGTTCTCAAATAGTTAAGTCAATTTCAGGAATGGAAACAGTTGCACCAAGATTTCAGGCAGGAGGCGACTTATACGGAAATAGACTGCTAAATGGAAACCTTTTGCGATCAATAAAAGATAAGCCTTTCAACATCAGTTTGGAAGATTTAGAGAAATCATTTCCAGAAATCAAATTTGACTACCAAATAATGCCTAACGGAAAAGTTTTTTTCGGTGGCGAAACAGATTTCTATACAAATGTAGAAATGGCTGTATTTCCAAATACGCAATTTGATGAAATGACCAAAGAATTTAACCCATTGTATATGGTAAATGAATTTTCTTTTGCTTATAAAAATTACCAGTCTTTAAAAGAAAACACCGTGGCTGGTTCAGCCGACACCATACACGGTGAAAGTCGCTATGTGTTTAATAACAAAAAAGTAGAAAATAAAAAGGTGGTTGAGGTTAACTGGACAAGAGATACATTATTAATTGAAACTCAAAGGAAGCAAGGGTTATTGATTTCTGAAAATACCACTACTCAGGACGACGACGGAATATTCATCCTAGACACTATCGCTACAACAAATGACCAAACATTTACCGAGGTTACGGAGCTATCACACACATATCAAGCGGCTACCGAAAAACTGATACTAAGAACAGATGGCGTTATTAATTTTACACTTCTTGGTTTTCAAGCAGGTAGCGTTTTTAAAATTTTGGCACCAGACAATAACGCAGGAGACTACACAGTAAATCAAATTGACCCTAGTCAAATAACACTAACAAGAATTTCAGGTGGTGCAATAGGAAGTTCTAATGATGGCGTTAGAAGCACTCGTTATCAATATACTATTGATGACGCTTATATTCCCTACACAAACAGAACCATCCAAGGTTTTGACGGAGTGCCGTTTAACTTAAACGCTGGCGACAAATACTCAAATCTAAACTATTCTATAGGTTGGAACATCAGAAGGTTTTGGAATAGTTATTTGGCAACTTGTAATATTTTTTGGAAAGACGTCACAATAAAAAATACTTGGTACAAAAATAACGGAGATTGCACAACAAGTATAGCGGGTGTTATTGTTAAAGAAAAAGATGATTTATTACCCAACAACCCTATTGTAACTTCTTTTATGTATAGCGATGTTGTCTTTAAACACGTTGATTTCCTTGACTTTGTAAATTTGCAAAATGCAATTAGAACACAATGCGGTTTTGTAAGGTTTATCGACAACAATAGAAAAGTAGTGAAAATTTATCCTACAGAAGTTGAATATTCATTACTGGAAAAAAAACTAAGCATCAAGGGAGAAGAAAAGTATGAGCCTACGACGATGCTTATAGTCACTGAGCAAAACTACATTTTAATCAACAACGAAACTAGGGTAGATTCTATAATTTACGAGATAAAAAACGAAAAACTTTATGTGTTTGACTCGACAAGGCAGCTACTTTACAATGGTGTTTATTGGCATGAGGTCAGCATTAATGGAGCTTTTGCAGATACTCAAAATAAATTAAAAGAATGGATGGATTTGATGATTTAATTTTATATATTAGCCGAGTCAAATCGTGTGAAGACGCACGTTCTATTTAAAAACTCGAAGACCTCTAGTGATAGGGGTCTTTTTTAATTTATAAAAATGGATATAAAAGAAGTTGCACAGAAAAAAGAAGAATTAAAAAAAAGAATAAGCTTTTTGGTAGATGAATTTCATAAAAACACTGGAATTACACACATTGACGTAAACGCATCAACAAAGACAGATGTTAGAATTGGCTCTGGAGAGGAGGTGGTTACTGACATTAAAGTTGATATTAATTTAAATTTATAACCATTATGATACACTTAAACGAACATGGAGGTTGCGAACTAGACGGCTTTTACTATCCAGAAGATGAAGTAATTGGAATTTTTAGAATTCAAAAAGCATTATTTGAAGAAGAAAAGATAATAGCAACTATGGAGGAATGCGCTAATATTTGGCAAAGACATTCTGTAAGCGTATGCGCTTCTTGGCTTTTCGTACCAGAGGAGTCTAAGAGCATAATTGATTATATAAAGTCAGAGCCTTATTTTTCTTCGTTTGAAAATTATGCAGTGTAAAAAATAGAAAGCAAGACGCCTTTTTTATTTAAAAACCGTTACGTTAATTTTGTAACGGTTTTTTTGTATATTTGCCTAGCTAACGATGTGAATCAGGAGTTAAAATAATGGTAGAACCGATCATAAACATATACAGAAGTAAAGAAGAGGCGTTTTATTTTGAAAACTCCCCGATAAACACGCAATATATTTTTAAAGGAGTTCAATTATTACCAAATAATCCTTTAAAATACGTTCAAATTACCAACACTCCCAATGGCATAAATTTAGAAGATTGGACTGTTTTTGCTGTTGATTGCAAAGGCAGTAAAACCAATATTACCTCTAGTTTTCTGGTAGAATCGATTACAAATAGCGACAACGGAAACCCTCAATTTTATTGGTCGTTAAAAAATATCCCTCATGATTTTGGCTGGAAAATGATTTACTTAGAAATCAATCAAGCTGTTGGTGAGACTTTTTACAGCACGCCATTCATGATTACGAACATAGACAGCGCAAGGACGGCTCAATTTCACTACAAAGACTATAGAGACGATGTTTACCAATCTATAGGCTTAAGGTCGTGGTTCTTGGAAAATACAAAGCAAACGGAGCTAACAACATCTTATGAGTTAAGCACTAGAAGTACAGTAGCTACAGCCGTAAAGGTGTCTAAACTAAAGAGATACAGAACAGAGCTGATGCCTAAAGACTTAATCATTTTGCTTACGGACATTTTAGAAAGCCCTATAGTTTACATTAATTTACTTAGATCATCGCTTTTCGAAGCGGTGGATATTGCGGAAAAAACAGCGCAAGAAAATTTCACATCAATAGATTTTACGATTTCACCAAATAAAAATGATTCATTTTTAGGCTTGGCAGATTATAACGGATTTGATTACGGACAATTAGATTATCAAACGATATGAAAAAATTAATATTACTTTTTGTTTTATTTTGTGGTACAATTTCGGGGCAAACCACTTACAATGACGTTTCGAATTTAATAAATTCAAACTTAGCCTCTGGAATAAAGATACAAGCCAACAAGCATCGCGAGGTAGAGCATGCTTTGTTAAATTTTGCTAATCAAAACAGCTCGCAACAATTCGACATTAAGGCTATTTATGTAAATTCAACATATTTAGGTAATAATTTCGAAACTAGCGGATTAGGAAAAAACCTTCGATTAGGATGGGCGATTTGCAACGGAAATAACGGCACTCCAAACATGGGAGGGCGTTCGATTGTAGCTTATGGGGGAGATTTTACAACGCTTAACGCTGTTGGAGGAAGCAAAGATGCTATTTTAGTAACTCATGATCACAAAGCAGTTTCATCAGTGAATCCTAGCGGAGAATTTTCGGCAACAAATAAACATTTAGCCGCATATAGAACCAATGGAGGAAATACAGAATACGGATTGCAAGGAACAGCTACGGTGCCAACAACAGGAGTGACCACCGTTGAAGGGGAGTCTGGTTCAAACAAAAATATGCACCCATACATCGTGCTAGTATATATTATGAAATTATGAGTAATATTTTAATCATAACAAAACAAACAGGTAATTTCTTTTCGTTAGCACTAAATGACGACGAGGTAGTTATTTCCGACCAAAACAGGCTTACTACCGTAGGCAACTTTTGCCATTTTAAGACGGCAAACGGTGCTAACATTATCAAAGAGCAGAATGTTTTGTTTTCAGAAATAACGCTAATAACTAGCGGTAGCGCAACTTTTGCTAGTATAAATGCTCTTTGGATTGGGCTTATAAACGCTGGTTTTTTTGCTGGTTTAGGCGGTGGCAGCGGTGGTAGCGGAGCGGACAAATTCATAGACTTAACCGACACGTTTCCTAGTTACTTGGGCAGAAATGGCGAAACTTTGATTATCAATGAAAGTGAGTTAAGACTAGAAAGCGTTCCATTTTACAATGTTCAGAATTTTACTCAATTAGCAGACACGCCAAGCTCTTTATTGGCTAATAAAATGATAACTACAAATGCTAATGGAACAGCTTTGATTATGTCGGATATTCCAACGTTACCAGAGCCGCTATTGACTAGTGTAGGTTTCTTTGACTATGCCGATTTAGCCACACAAACAACTCCTTTATCTTTTGTCACAAATGTACCAAAAAAGCTTACTAATGATGGATTAGGAGCAACGACAAATAAAAATTTTCCTCCTTACGGGGTTACTGACGTTTGGAATACAATTGAGAATTCTTGCGACTTTTCGCAATTAAGCAATGGCGATTGGGTAATTATAAGATTTGATGTAGAAGTCACAACTACTAGTTCAAATCAAGAGGTAAAGTCTTTTGTGAAGCTAGGTGTTGGAACGACTAAACAATACGATTTGCAGGTTTACTCGGAAATAATTAAAACTTCTGGCACACACAAAAAAGTATTTGAAATACCCACATATATAGGCTATGACGAGATAAGAACAGCACCGACAGATATTTACATTTTAAGCGATGGAAATGGAACTATTAGGGTTAATGGTTGGGCTTTTTTTATAACTAGAAAAAGCATAAACGTAGTATCGGTA